CCCGTGAGCGATCGCTGCGGGTTTCAAAACTTGCAAAACAAATTCCTTAACACATTGTCCGTAACGCTCTAACAGGATTTCTTCTGGCCTTCTATCCTCAGCCTTAGAGACTCCAGAACGGGCAATAATCGCCGCGCCATCAGACGCACTCATGGCTATTTGCTGCAAAACATCATAAATATCTCGCTTAATTTCCGAGCGATACCCGATAGCTGTCTGAATATTTGCGCCGCTACGCTCAAATGACGTTATTGATTGTCCGGTTTTCAGAGTCAGATAATACCCGTCTCCCATTTTCCGATTTTGCAGTGGATCATCATCTTCATCGTCCACGCCCGTAATCACGGGCATTGCGTAATTATTTGTGTAAAGCGCGTATTCCATCGCTGCGGTTTGATTGAAATACGACTTTTGACAATCAAACAATTGCGCCGCCATCCATAGCGATTTAGGTAAAGTCAGAGTAACGATTGGAAATTCAAATTTACCTCGCACATTGAAAATTGGCTGGTCTTCGATAACAGTTTCAATCGTTATTTCTTTATCAGTTGCCGTGTTAATAAATGGATTTGGCGGTACGGGTTTATTGTCTTTGGGGATTAATCTGACAATATATTTAGAGGTAAAAACCGCCCCGTCTCTACGGTAAAAAATAGTAAAAATATGCTGTGGAACTGGCGCACTATCCCACGTTTGCTGCACTAATTGAAACTGGTGTAATTTGCAAAAACTGAACCCGTCCCGTCCGCTTTTCCAATCCCATAAAGCAGTTCTAGGGTGGAGAATTACATACGGATTTAACTCTCCTGACTCTTTTTGCTGTGCAAGCGAAACCGCCCCAACCGCTGATTTAGTATCTATTTGTGCAATAGCTTTACCAGTCGTTAACGCCATAAACATACTATTCATCAAGAAAGTATTGAACGATGCCCGCCCGTCGTCGTCACCTTCTAATAATGCGCCATTTTTAAAAAAATCATCACTCCAAAACGGGTCATTGCTTCCAGTTGGGACAGCCGGATTTTTAAATAATTCAGAGTTGAACCGGCTCAAAATTGGCGAGATTTTATTGCAGTAAGTCGCCAGCTTGACCCGCTCCTTCATGATTTCCTCTGGCCTGCCGTCGGGGTTGGGGAGTAACTTCCGTTTCATAACATCGGTTATTGAGTCGCCACCCTCAACTACTGCGGTGAGCAATTCCCAATACTCGCAAAATTGGATATGTTCAGGATGACGGCGTTTAAGTGCTTCTAGTGTTGGCATAGTTTTTTATTTGAGATTTCCCCAATAAAAAAACCACCCCCGCGCAGAGGTGGTTAGGAGTGATTGGGGTGTAATCTGGGTTTCGGTATATCAGTTCTTCTATAGATATACCGATAATATACCCTATGCGGCTAATTCTGCAACTAATTCAAGATTGGAGGCTTGCCACATATCGGTTAGTCCCTCAGAGTCCTGGACGTTCAACCATTCGTTATTAACGTCTAATACCGTGAATTGTTGATTTGTGATTACGTGGCGGACAATATCACCACGCTGGAATACTGGTTTTACTTCAGAAAGGGACGTAGATCGAGGAGACTTTTTTACTTCCTCATCTTCCTCACCTGTTGATTCACTGTCAATCTCTACTAAAGCCTCACGAACTGACTCCACAAAATGTCCTGGCAACCAATCTAAATCCGAACTATCGCCAGTCTCTTCAATGTACTTGGCGCACATTACGGGCATTTGTTCCAATAGGTATTTGTGGGTTTTGGACTTAGAACTTACTTGCAATCCTAACTCCCGCATGGTTTCAAGATTGAGAGGGAGTTCTTTGATTTTCACCCAATCCAACTTATCAACACGGGCGATTCTGTCTAGTTTTCTGAGAAATTCTGAGACAATTTCTTGATTGTTTGTAGCCTCTAAAAATGCCGCGTTTTGGCGCGGATCTTCCTCTGATTCTTCGGGTTGAGCGCTAGTTTCTTCCATGTGCTTTACCAATTCCACTAATGGTAATTCACCGCGTAGTTTTAACAACTCTTCAGTTATTTTTTGATTGGCGATAGTTAACTCTACAATGGTCTTTTTGTAGCCTTCAATTAAATTGCTGCTAGAAGTTTCTTGGTTTATGTCCAACCGCTTTAGTTCAAGATCCGCCAATTCCTTCCGAGCGTCAAAAGATTCTTGATTGGCGATCGCTAAACTGTCGCGGACACCTTTCAATTCTTCAGAAACTCGTAAACTGGCCGCAGTTAAATCGGTGATTTTTTGTAGTGCCTCATTACGCTCTTTGGTTAAATCGTCAATCTGATCTTGAGATTCATTTAATTTTTCTTGAGGTAAAAAGTCTCCGGTGATTGTACTGAAAATTGTTTCAGCCCACGAAAATAAACTATCCTTTCCTACCCCCGCTTCTTTCATCTCAACAACACATTCCCCAATCTGCTCAACAATCCTATTCGCACAGGTAGAGACGCGGTGCTTTTGGGTTTCCAGTTCCGCTAATTTAGCTTTGAGTTGTTCGATTTCGCTGTCAAACGGTGTTGTGATATTGAATGTCATTTGTTTGCCCTCTTGTGGTAAAGTTTGTGTTTGTTCCCATTCAGTCCAGGCGATTTCGTAAGCTGCAATACTGGCGAAATCGTCCGGGTCTGGTGGTTCGTTCGTGTCTTCAAAGAAGATTGTTAGTTGCCCGTCGGTTTCTTTTTGAAAATCCGTGTGTCCGAAATGGGCAGGATTCCAGGGGATTAGATCGTCATCATCCATTGAATTTAACTCCTAATTTGGCGCGGATGTAGCGAGATTAGTAATGTATCCATGATTAATCGCCTCCTAAGTATTAGACTGAACTTGTCGCAAAACTTCCACTTGCCGATCAAAACTTGGCGCATTCTCAGGGTTGTCGTGAAACCCCAAAATATGTGATTGGGGAATGGTGATTGATCCTAATCTTTCATCTGAATCTTTGCGCCAAATCATAGCGATAATTGGCACTGAATCCGTCTGCCATTGCTTACCATCCTTACGTTTTCTAAATTTGAATCTTGGGTAAATTAAATCTAAATTGCGAGGGTTTGCAAACAACCATTGTCCGCGTTCTTCTGTTGGTTCGACAAACGATAGTCTTAAGAAGAAAACCACGCCCAATCGCGCATGATTTAAGCTGTTTTTGAGAATTGGTAAAGCTGCATTAAATGGCGGATTTGTGATAATCCAATCAGCTTCAGGCAGTTGTTCCCATGACTTTGGATCAGCCGCGTCAAGGTTAAAATCTGCATCAACCGACGGGTCTAGATCGTTTGTCCAGTGATAGCCTACCTGGTCAAAGTAGGGGAGTAAATTTGATATATTCCCACTACCTTTACAGGGTTCGCCGACGATGCCCTCTAATTTGACGTAATTGGGTAAATGGGTGACAAACCAGTGGGGACTATCGTAACGGTCAAAATCATGACGTTTCATGATTGGTTTTGGGATTTCTTCTACGGGAAAATCTAAAGTTAATTGGTTCATCTGTCGTTCTTAATTCTTGCTGGTGAATATGCGGCTCTGTTCTTTGCATATTCCCGAATTACCTCGCAATATCTCACAGCCGATTTAGGGCTATAGGAATGAATAAGTTTCGTTTGATGAATTTGTCCGACAGTCATTTCTGGGAATTGCGACAAAATTTCATTAATCCCAATCTTGACTTGTTCTTCAGGTTGTCCAAATAATTTGGCAACTTTGTCAATGGAATTATTGCTAATTCGCTTGATCAAAAGTATGTCGTTTTTAGGTGTCCATGTTGGCTCTACTACTGGATCTGTTATTGATTCCATGCTTGATTCTATGCTTGATTCTATTGTTGGTTCTACGGGTTGTTTGACATCGTTGAAACCAACAAAATTTATCAGCGATCTTGTTGGTGTAGGTAGTGGTAATGGCACTAAATCTATTTTCAGTAGTTCCCTCCTACGTCGTCCAGCAGTTGGAATGGAGACTCCCAGCTTTTCCGCTGCTTGGTGAAGATAGCCTTGTAAGCAAATCTCCTTTTCCTCTTCTGTGAAGATTTTATGATGTTTTAGTTTCTTTGGAGAAACGCCTAATGCTTTGCATCTATGGTCTATTTGAGTGCGAGACGCTTTAAGTGTTTCTTCTAACTCTGGATAAGTTGAATCATTCCCGAAAGTAAGTAAATAATTGTCCTCTTCTTGCGTCCATTTCTTATAGTTTGTCTTGGGTTGTTTTAGCTGTTTCACGCTCTTCCCCTCCATTCTTTGCTTGTGATATCGGACATTTCTGATGTGAATATTTAGGATTTTGGCAGCTTCACGGGGTGAATTTTCTGCGATAATCTTCAGTTGCTCTGCATTCATGGTTAATATTTGGGTTTAGATAAATTCATAAACTTTGATGTTGACAGATCAGCCAACATTGTCGCTATTTATGGCTAGTATTGTGGTTTGGATAAATTCTTGAATTGAGCCATCGGGGCATCGTACAAAAGCTTGATTGTTCCTGTTCCAGAATCACGTCCCTTAGCTACAATCACCTCCCCAATTCCTCTATCTGGGGTATCAGGATTGTAGTATTCATCTCTGTAAAGTAAAAATACAAAATCAGCGTCCTGCTCTAAAGATCCCGATGATCTAAGATCACTCAACATTGGGCGTTTATTCTGTCTTGATTCAACCGCTCGATTTAGTTGCGCCAAACCAAATACAGGACATCCAAAACCAGTTGATTCTGATGATAGATTCTTCAACAACCTTGACGCTTTTGATATTTTTGATTGCTCATCTTTTGCATCCTCTTCTG